TATCGAGCATCCCCCGGAGTTTGTGACCCCTGAGAATCACAAGCTCTACGAAGTCGGGCACATGCAGCACGTGCGCCGCGGCGAGGGCGAGCAGTCTGATTTGCTGGTCGCCGATTGGATCATCAAGGATCCCATCGCGATCAAGTATGCGAACGAAGAGTTTCCGGAAGTCAGCTCTGGCTACGACGCGGGCTACCGGCAGGAAAAGGACGGTGAGGCCTCACAGCACACCATCCTCATCAACCACGGCGCGATGGTACGGCGCGGACGCGCTGGCCCGCGAGTAGCTATTCAAGATCACAATTCAACTGAGGTAATAGAGATGGCTGGAAAGAATAAGGGCGTCCTGGCGGCCGTCTTGGCAGCGCTCGGTCACAAGACCGAAGACGCAGCGAAGATCGTTAACGCTGTCGAGTCCCTGGAGACTGGCGACGCGGCGGTGCATACCGAGGACTCCGAGACCCTGAAGCTCCTGAAGAGCATGGACAGTCGGCTCAAGGGCCTGGAAGACAAGAACGCGACCCGCGACGCTGCGGAGGCGGAAGCCAAGGCGAAGGACGAAGCCGAGGCCGAAGAGAAGCGCAAGGCCGAAGACGCCGCGCGCGCTGCTGCTGCCGTCAAGGATGACTCCGAGACCATGGAAGAGACCGGCGACACGGTCATCGAGGCGGAAAGCGCCGGCATGGTCATCAACCTGGGTACGGTCTACACCGGCGACAACGGCGAGAAGATCGACGCGCACCGTGAAGTCGCTTCCCGCGTTGAGATCATCGCCCCGGGCACTAAGGTCCCGACGGCTGATGCGCTCAAGGGCAACAAGGGCAAGGCCCTGGCCGGCGTGCTGCGTCAGGCTCTGACGGCGCACTCGACCAAGGATGCTGCTGGCGCTGCGAACGTGAAAGCGTTCCTGATCGGCCGTACGGTCGACAGCCTCTCCGGCTCTCATCTGCTGGGTGCCTTCAACGGCGTTGCCGCACTGGCCGCTGCGCAGAACAACGCGCGTCAGCGCGAAGTGGCTGCGCCGACCACGGACGCGATCGGCCTCGGCAAGATGCCGAGCATCGCGGACATGAACGCTGGCGCGAAGAAGTTCTGGCCCGCCGCCGGCGGCGAGACGCTGTAACCCGAAACTCCCAAGTCCTTCCCCTCTGACGGCTGCCTTCGGGTGGCCGTTTTCATTTCTGGAGAAACTTTCAAATGACTTCGTACATGTTCCGTATGCCGGCCGGCGTGGCGGGCGCCATCAGCCGCCCTGGCTCGCCGACCGACGTTGAGCCCAACGTCCTCAATTCTGGCTCGGTATTCCCGGGCTATGGCCTGCCCGGCAAGATCGTCTCCGGCCTGTTCGTGCCGCTCGCGACCTCCGCCGACGTGGCCTACGGCTTCCTCGAGCGTCCGTACCCCATCACCGGCGGTGTCAGCGACGGTCTGGGCGTGTCCACGCCTCCGACCTCCGGCCTCGTGGGCGTCATGCGCAAGGGCTACATGATGGTCAAGTGCAACGCCGGCAGCCCGACTCGCGGTGGCCTCGTGTACTTCCGCTACGCCAACGGCGTGACTGCAACTCCGGTCGGTGGCATCGAAGCCGCTGCGGTTGCGAGCACCACGGCTGTCCTGACGGGCGCGCAGTTCATGGGCCCGGCGGATGCCAATGGCAACGTCGAAATCTCCTTCGGCGGCACGAACCAGTAAGCGGCATCCCGCCGCGGCTGCAATCACCTTCTACTCTTTTCGAGGATCAATCAAATGTACGCAGTGAATCATCTGCCGGCCGGTGTGCGCACGCGGCGGTCTGTCATGCACGTGGTCAAGGATCTGACCACGCCGCTGAATCGCCGGCGCCCCATGGAGCGCGCCGACGTGGTCCGCATGATCGACAACATGCCGACCTTCGACAACTCCATGCAGACCTACGATCGCGCCACGATTGACGCCGCGGGCGTGTTCCTGATCGGTGAGCTGGAAAAGCTCGACCCGACGCTGCACCAGCCCCTGCTGGCCTACACCTGGCGCCGGGACATCGACCTGCGCGAAGACGTGACGGTGGCGGACGAAGAGTCCAGCTGGACCAACAGCAACATCGCCTCGCAGAACAGCGTCAACAGCTCGAACAAGGCGTGGGTCACCAAGACCTCGAACGCAATCCCGACCGTGATGCTGGATATCGGCAAGACGGCGCAGCCCCTGAGCCCCTGGGGCATCGAGCTGAAGTGGTCGATTTTCGAGCTGGAGTCGGCGAAGCGCATCGGTCGCGACATCGTCTCGGCCAAGATCGAAGGCGTGCAGCGCAAGTGGAACATGGACGCCGACGAACAGGTGTACATGGGTGACACCACGCTGGGCCTGGGCGGCATGTTCAACCATCCGCTCATCACCAACGTCGGCAACGCTTCCAACGGCAGCTGGTCCAGCGCCACCGCTGCGGCCATCCTGGCTGACTTCAACGCCGCGTTGCTGTCTGCCTGGGGCAGCACCGGCACGGCCCTGCCGCCCAACAAGGTGCTGATCGACCCCGCGTCGTTCAACATCTTGGCGACCACCATCGTCAGCAACGCCGGCAACCTGTCGCTCCTGGGCTTCCTCATCAAGAACAACATCGTGGCGCTGCAGCGCCAGCCGCTCGACATTCAGCCTGTGAAGTGGCTGACGGGCACCGGCAACACGTTCGGCGGGTTCACCGGCATGGGCCCTGCGGCGACCAACAGCCTGTTCGTGTACCGCCAGGAGAAGACGATGATCCGAATCCCCGTCATCCCCCTGCTGCGCACGCCCCCGGACTACCGCGGGATCTTCCAGCACGTGACCTACTACAGCCGCATCGGCGTGGTCGAGCCCGTGTACCCGGAAACCTGCGTCCTGCGCTCGGGCCTGTAAGGCCGCAGCGCGTCCCCCGGCTGCGCCAATTGGCGCACCGGGGGATTCCTCCTATTCCAAAAAAGAGAGAAGCCCATGTCACGCATCGTAGTGCTTCGGCCGTTCGTGCTGAATTACCCCACGACGATCCAGAACGCGCAGGGCGATGAAGTCGCCACTGTGAAAGAGGTGAAGTTCGCAAAGGGCGAGCACGAAGTGCCCGACGAGATTGCGAATCACTGGTACATCAAGTCCCTCGCTGACGGACGCATCGAATCCCCCGAGGCCGTTGCTGCCCGCCTGACGCTGAGTGCTGAAGAGGCCGAGCGCCAGCTGGCTTTGAACAAGCAGCTCCTGGAAGACGCACAGCGCACGCTCGCGCGTGTCCAGGGCCAGGCCACCCCGCAGGACGTGGGCGGCGTACAGCTCGACGGCGCCAAGGTCGACCCCAAGGCCGACGGCAAAAAGGCCGCGAAGTAAGTCATGTTCGTTTTCTCGCCCAGCACGTTCAGAGAGGACTACCCGGAGTTTTCGGACCCCTTAGTCTTTTCTGACGGCGTCCTCACGCGCTGGGCGCTCGTTGCCAGCAAGCTACTCAATGCCGACCGATGGTGTGAACTCATCGGCTTCGGCACGGGGTTGTGGATCGCACACCAGCTGGCAATGGCCAAGCAGAACCAGAAGGCCGCCGCCACCGGCGGCACTCCTGGGCAAATCAATGGACCCATCACCTCCAAGACGGTGTCCAAGGTTTCGGTCAGCTATGACCCCAGCGCCGTGACCATCGAAGGTGGCGGCAACTACAACGCGACGAGCTACGGCCGCGACTTCCTGTATCACGGCCAGCTGCTCGGCGCCGGCCCGATACAGCTGAGCGGCCATGGCGAGCCGCATCCGGCTTACCCGGGCACCGACATCTTCTTTGGTGAGTACATCGGCTATGGCTAACGATCGCGTCCGCGTGACCCGCGATCGCGTGAGTGAAGTCCTGTCCGCAGTCACCAAGCTGGTCGGCCGTGAGGTCCTGGTCGGCATCCCTGAAGACAATACCGAGCGCGTCAACGGCGATGAAGCCACCAACGCGCAGCTCGGCTACGTGCATGAATTCGGCAGCCCCGCCAAGAACATCCCGGCGCGGCCGTTCCTGATCCCCGGGACAGAGAAGGTACTCGATCGTGCGACAGAAGAACTCAGCTTGGCGGCCGACGCCACGATGGACGGGGACGCACGCAAGGCTACGCAGCACCTGGTGGCTGCTGGCCTTATTGCGGAAGACGGCGCGAAGAATGAAATCAGCACTGCTGACTACGTGCCGCTGAGCCCTCGAACGATTGCCGAGCGCTACAAGAGCCGCAACGCGATGAACCCCCGCTCCAGTGAGAGCAAGTATTTGCAGCTGGTCGCCGGCGGCATGGATCCGGAGGCCGCGCAGGCCGCCGTGGGAATCCGGCCGCTCATCAATACCGGCCAGCTGCGCGACGCCATCACCTCGGTGGTGCGCAAGGTTGAAAGCTAATGGCCAGCCTCGACATGTCGGACGCATTCGATCCGGACACGATGGACGAGGCCGTATGCGTGCGCTCCGGGCCGCAGACCATCAACGAAAGCGGCATCGCCTCGCAGGCGACTTCAAACACTACGTTCTACGGCGCCTTCATCAGCGAGGGTCGCTGGATCCAGCGCGGCGCGGATTGGGAGCGCGTGTCGGGAAGCATGTTATGCGTCACCCCGTTCCTGCTGAACGACGGCTCGAAGGGCCAGACGGCCGATGTCGTTGTCTTCGCCGGCCGCAGCTACACCGTGTCCAACGTCAATGACTTCAGCAA